CATGACCGAAACCCCCATTCACGCATTTCCGTGATGAGTTCCCATGGAAACTTCTCCGTGTATTCAGCTAGCGTGTGAGGCTGTGTGACTAACTCGAAGCCGTCATTGAGTGAGCCGTCATTCTTCAGGAACCCACGATTGCTGCGTGCTAGTACGTTGTCGAGTGACCTAGCACGTTCATACATGTCCGAAACTTCTTCGGCTTCAACCTCTAACTCAAAGCCCAAGAACAGGTTGTTCGGGTCTGTTCCGTGGAATGTGAACCCACCTGAAGGGCGGAAGTCCCACGACTTGATGACCACTTCGGACTCGTCGCACTCATGGTCGCCGTCATTCCATGAGTCTTGACCGCAACCGCGACACTCGGAAATCATGCTCTGACAATTACGGCACACGGACTCATCTATGAACTCGTAATACTGGAACTCATTTTCGTAATCCCAGACATTACACGTTGAGCATTGTTGTAGTTCTTCCTGCTCTCTGTTGAAGCAACCCGAACATATCGCTGAGACACGTCCTGTTCCGCTTGCTACTCGTACGAGTGGTACACGCCAGCGCATTGAGTCGTTAGTGTACGGCTCGTAGAAATACTTGTTACAATTCTCGCACTCCGTAGCGCAATTCAGATGAACTAAGCCTGTCACGCTATAGTCATTGACAGAGGTTGCGGTTATCAGGTTGTTCGGCATGGCGAATCTCGCACAATGCTGGCAACCCTGTGGGTGGGCTAGGATTTCTTCCCGTGTATGCTGATAGCGTCGGGAATTCTCGCACCAGTCCGCATGTAGATCACGTATGATACGTCTGAGATACTCTCTGTCCTCAGGGGAAGACAGGTCACTCGCGGTGTCATGCGCTTTCTCCATCTCGTACTTGATACAACCAGCACACAGAGGGTTACACTCGTCTGCTGATGTGTGGATTAGCGAGTGTACGAACAACGTGCGCACGTCGTTACATTGAGCGCAACGTCCTACACCTGTGATGCCGTGTGAGAAGTGATACTCATACGCCATAATGGGTACTTCGGGGGGCAAGTCCTCGGACGTTGCCCATGGGTCTGTCATGGTCATGCGTTTTCCTTTCGTGTGAGAGGGGAAGCCTTGTCAATGACGCGCTGGAGGCGCAGGGCTTCGTATCGCCAATTGTCACGCTGGACAGTCATACGAGCGTTAGCAACGGCACTCGTTAGCACGAGAGCCATGAGCGAGATGAGGGCTATCGAGATAGCGATAATCCCAAGGTCGGACAGGTACATGTGATTCCTTTCGTGTGTTACCAACAGGACGCAGGGAAATGGAATGAACCCTGCGAACCTGTCGGGTGAAGGATTTTCCTTCTGAAACAACCTTACCAAATCGGCTTCAGAAGTCAAGAACCCTCTCTGAACTCTGAACAGCTCGCGCCCGTGAAGAAAACCTGTCCGTGGGTATGACGACAGTCAATGTGTCACGCGTGTGTAAGGGGGCGCGTACGTATGACGGCAGGGAATATACCGCGCGCGTGTACGGAAATCCGTGCGTGCGCCCGTGCGCGGATCCGCGAGACGGCTTTCAATGATCTACGCGGACGTACGCATATACGCACGGACGGACGAACGGGCGAAACGAAAGACCAAAAGAGAGCCGAAATAGTTAGATCGTAGAACGCCTAAAACCGCAGGTCAGAGCCATAATTGACAGAATCCGCCGAATCTGTGCTAGGCTTGGGTCGTTGGCTCAACCGAACCAACACAAACCACACGAAAGGCACGAAAATGGAAAAGAACCAAATCTCCGAAATGCTCAAGGCTTACGCGTTCAGCGCAACCGCGCACAAGAGCGCCACGAATCGCGTCGCGTCAGCACTCGAAAAATCGGGAACCCCTGCCCAACTGCTCGCAGGTATTCGCGACTCACTCAAGGCGTTCAGCGCGCAGGTAGATGAGAACTCAGGCGATTACGGAAGCGCCCAAGCACTCCACGCGGCTTTCACGTTCGCGGCGGCTATCGCCAAGAATGGAACCGAGAAGGCGAAAGGAAAGACTCGCGAAGTATGGGCAGACTCGCAGGAGGAAGCCATCGCGCTAAAGAACGCGCAAGCCAGCGTGAAGCCAGCCAAGCCCAAGAAGCCCGAAGCGGTCGCGCCTACCGCGCTCGACCTTGACGCAGTAGCGAAAGCCCTCGCGCAAATCCTCGCGGGCAGATAGTCACCCGACACAAACCGAACCCCTGCGCGTAGCGATACGCGTGGGGGTTTTATTATGCCCAAAATCGCGTACGCTCGGGCGCTGAAGCGCCCTCGCGATGTGGGGCAAAGCCCCCCAAACCCCCCGAATGGAGGTCGCTTTCGCGACCCCAGTTCTTATAGCCTGCGGCTATGTATATTATACTCTCCCTCCAAAATATTTTCCCAGTATTACAAAAGTGCTGGTCAGAGCGGTATTTGACATACTCTAAAAAGTCGTATCGTTCGGTTTTCGTATTTGAACGGGTTAGTATATATGTAGGGGTAACGAGCGGAAGTCCCTAGCGAGTTACCAGCTCGGCGGCTTTGTTGCCGCCTCGCAGGGGGGGTAGTGAGGCGCTCTTTGGGAGCGCCGAACGAAGGGGGGACATAATGGAGGTTTTATATGGCTGCCAAAGGTGGGTCTGAGCATCATAATGTTGCCAAACTCAAGGAGGCTAAAGCCAAGGTTCTGGACTTTGTACGACAAGGGTTGTCCCTTCAAGATGCTATAGCTAGGTCTGGTCGCAAACCTGACGTCATGAAAGACTGGCGTAAGGATGCCACCTTCATGAAGGATCTGGATAAGGCTAAGTCCGAAGGTGAGAAAACCCTGAGTATCGTGACAGGGGATGCCAAGTACAAGATCGGCTTTGAGGAGTTCTCATCTGAGTTCCTAGACAGCCCTATCTTTGAGCATCACCGAGCCTGGATCGACGTCCTTGAGGGACGGGAGCCTTCCTGGCTCCACCCATCCATGAACTACGAGCCTGCCTCAGCTAAGCGTCTGCTGATTAACGTTCCACCTGAGCATGCCAAGTCAACCGTCATCACAGTCAACTACTGTGTCTATCGGATTGCCATGGACCCGAACGTCAAGATTACCATCGTCTCCAAGACTCAAGAGCGCGCCAAGGAGTATCTCTACTCCATCAAGCAGCGCCTGAGCCATGAACGCTGGTCTAAACTACAGGCAGTCTATGGATCTGCTGGGGGATGGAAAGAGGATGCGGATACTTGGAAGGCTGATCGCATTTACCTCTCTCGTGATTCTACCGAAAAGGATCCGACGGTACAAGCGCTCGGTATTGGTGGCCAGATTACTGGAGCCCGTTCCAACCTCATCATCTTGGACGACGTTGTTACGACTTCAAACGCGCATGAGTGGGAGAAGCAACTCCTCTGGCTCCAACGAGATGTAGTTACCCGTCTGGGTGATAATGGTAAGCTCCTCATTGTAGGAACCCGCATAGCGGCAAACGACCTTTATCGCGAGATCCGCAACCCTGAACACTGGGTTGGCGGCAAGACACCTTTTACGTATTTTGCTATGCCAGCAGTTCTGGAGTTCTATGAAGACCCAGAAGAGTGGATTACCCTCTGGCCTAAGTCACACCTACCTTGGGAAGGCTCTGATGAAGACGTACTACCTGATGAGAACGGTCTCTATCCAAAATGGGATGGACCTGCCTTGTTCAGGAGACGTTCGGAAGTTAGCCCTAGCGCTTGGGCTCTTGTCTACCAACAACAGGACGTACAAGAAGATTCTATTTTCCCACCTGTGGCTGTCCAAGGCTCAGTCAACAGGATGCGAAAGCGCGGACCACTAAAGCCCGGAGTTCCTGGACATCCTAAGGAACAGGGTGCGTGGTACACCATCATGGGTCTAGACCCTGCGATGAGTGGTAACACAGCTGCTGTGATTATGACCGTTGACCGTAATACCCGTCAACGCTGGATATTAGACGTAGAGAACATGAAAGATCCCACACCTCAGAAGGTGCAGGAGCTGATTGAAGACTGGGTGGAGAAGTATCGCCCCCAGGAACTACGCATTGAGATCAATGCCCACCAGAAGGCATACTCGCTCGATCAAGATTTACAACAGTACCTTGCCTCTCAAGGTGTGAAGTTCTCTTCACAGTTTACAGGCAAGAACAAGTGGGACACATCTTTCGGTGTAGCAGCCTTATCAGGCTTGTTTGGAACCGTACGTAACGGTAGCCATCAAGATGATAACCTGATAGAGCTACCAAGCCAAGATGGATCTGAGGGTATCAAAGCCCTTATACAGCAACTCATTACATGGAGACCTGATACACGTGGTCCTACTGACTGCGTTATGGCTCTATGGTTCTGTGAACTACGCGCCAAGGAAGTGATCTCCAACGCACGTATCAACCAGAGCCACTTAAACAATAGATGGGCTACCCGCAGACAGCTCGAGAATCGCTACGTAGTAAACGTAAACGATTACGAATTCTCACAGTATGAATAGGATCAAAAATGCCAAAGAGAAAGATTGTTAATTCCCGCATTTCTGGACAAAGTTTACCACCAGAAATTACACAAGGGCCAATGATTAATCCAAGTCGTTCATCAAAAACACCTGCTCTTCCACGTAACGTGGGTGGAATTACTGGAAAAGGCGGACGCCGCGTAAATAAGATTTACAACACGTACTAATTCAAAATTAAAGGATAATAATGGCGTTCGATATCGATACAATTGCACAACGAGTGCAGAACATGAAAGAGCGTAATCGCAACCGCGATGCTCGCATGTCTGATCTACTTGCTGTTCGCAAGGGAAGAATGACTGAGGTATTCCCAGATCTATTCCCTGAAGGTATGTCTAATCCTATGGTGGCTAACTTCGTAGACGTTGCTGCCCGTGATTTGGCTGAAGTTCTAGCGCCACTACCATCATTCAACTGCGGTACAAGCAATACTACATCTGATCGCGCTAAGGCTTTTGCCGATAAGCGCAGTATGATTGCTAACAACTATGTTTATACTTCGCGCCTACAGTCACAGATGTACTGGGGTGCTGACTGGTATTTCTCTTATGGCTTCCTACCAATTCACGTAGAGCCAGACTTTGAAACAAATTTGCCACGCATCCGTGTCGAAGATCCAATGGGGGCTTACCCAGAATTTGACAGGTTCGGCCGGTGTGTGGCGTATGCCAAACGATACATGAAAACAATTGGCGAACTTGCCAATGATTACCCAGAATACGCGGGGGCTCTTCTGGGTAAACTAGGTTTCAATCAAGACACTAGCGCACTTGTAGAGATGATCCGTTACACCGACAAGGATGTAACTGTTCTATACGTACCAAGTCGTAATAATCTTGTACTTAGCGGAGCTCGTAACATCACAGGCAAGATGAATGTGAAAATCGCGCGCCGTCCCGGCATCGATGATGAAGCCAGAGGACAATTTGACGATGTGCTCTATGTCCAACTAGCACGTGCTCGTTTTGCTAACTTGGCGATGGAAGCTGCTGAGAAATCAGTACAGGCTCCTATCGTTGTGCCAAACGATGTTCTTGATATGCCAATGGGTCCTGATGCGATTATCCGTACAGCATCACCTCAAGGTGTCGGCAGAGTCAGACTGGACGTACCACAAGCAGCATTTCAGGAGCAAGCAGCACTAGCATCGGAACTCCGACTAGGTGCTCGCTATCCTGAAGGTAGAACTGGAAACATTGACGCAAGTATTATTACTGGTCAAGGTGTCCAGGCACTTCTCGGTGCTTTCGATTCTCAAGTCAAGGCTGGTCAAATCATCCTTGCTGAGACATTCGAAGAAGTCATCGCGATGTGCTTTGAGATGGATGAAAAACTCTTCAACGAAGAGAAGAGCGTCAGAGGCGTATCGCAGGGTACTCCGTACGAGTTAAAGTACATGCCAAGCAAGGATATTAAAAGCGACCACACAATTGAAGTTCGCTACGGCTTGATGGCTGGTCTTGACCCATCGCGTGCTCTGATTTTCTCACTTCAAGCTTTGGGTGCAGATCTTGTATCTAAAGATTTTGTTCGCAGAGAACTTAACTGGAGTTTGAACGTATCTCAAGAAGAACAGCGTATTGAAGTTGAAAAGATGCGCGATAACCTAAGTGCTGCTATTACAGCAACTGCACAAGCAATCCCTGCTATGGCTAGCCAAGGTCAAGATCCTTCGGCACTCATTCAGAAGATTGCTGATGTTATCGAACGTCGACAAAAGGGCGATAGTATAGAAGCTGCTGCATTGGCTGTGTTCACGCCTCCTCAGGCCCCTGAACAACCTGCTATGCAGGAAGGAATGACTCCACCAGGCGCACAAGGCCCAGTTGAGCAGGCTCCCCCGTCCCCAGCCTCTCCTGGACAACCTTCTGGTGGAGTCCCTCAACAAGCACCAGATTTGGGAGCGATACTAGCAGGACTTGGAGGAGCGTAAATTGGCAAAAGGTATGAGAGTGTCAGGCGTTGGCAAGGGTGCTCGCCGTACTGATCTAGACCGCGCTGCTAAAATACAACGCGAAGCCAAGATGCAAAATGCTGTTGGTGGAAGCTACGGAGAACGTGGCGCACTAACAGAACTTGCACAAGGTGCTCCTATGGCTCAGAGCAACCCAATGACTTTTACACAGGGTCGTAACGTAGTTCCTACAGTTGGTATCTTTGAACCAACCACACGCCCTGAAGAACCTATCACAACAGGTATTAGACAAGGCGATGGTGCTGGAGAAGAGGTACTTATGACTCCAGTAGATGCGCCAGACCAATTAGCAACGTTTGCTCGTGCTATGTACATGGCAAATCCAACCCCAATGTTGCGTCGTATTGTAGAGGCGTTTGAAGAAGAGGCTCGCTAGTGGGTTCTTTAGACGCGTGGAATCCCGCGAAGAATAAGAACATCAAGATGTCGGGCATTTTTGATAATGTCCAGTCACAACTTGATCGTGTTATTGCATCTGAAATGGCTATGCTTTCGCCTACCCAATATCAGAACTTCAGCGCGTGGACAAATGCTTATCCAAACCAGAGCAAAGACTTCATTATGTCTGCAGTTAAGCTTGGTTTGAAGCCAGATACACCTGGAATTGGCAAGATTGCCTCAGTTGATGGCCTTGCTCA